AATACTGCTGCAAGTGCAGCGATTCCAACAGCCATACCGACCATTGTTAAGATTGCTCCTGCACCAGCACTTGATAATTGGATAGCAGCTTGAACCAAAAGATAGATTCCTGTTGCTGCAAGTAAAACACCAGCGCCAACCATTAATAAGCCTGCTCCTAATTTTAAGACAGAGCTTGCAGCTGCTCCTGCTGATGTACCTACTGTCGTATTTCCAGCACTCATTGCGGTACTTGCAGCCGCATTTGTTGCTTGAGCAGCGGTAAGACTAAGAGTATTGCTAATTAATGAAACAAGGTTCTTCCCAAAATCAAAAGCTGATTTGAGACCTTTTGCAATTGTAAGACCTGTTTTGATGCCTTTTAAAGCAACCGCAAAACTAACTACACTCGTAATCAATGCACTCCACATTTCTGGACTAATTGATTGAGCAAGTTTTGAAAACCAACTTACAAGAGTTGAAATCCCATTTACAATTTGCCCTACTGCTGTACCAATCGTTTCCCATGGAATAGCTTCTCCTAGGTTTTGAGCGACCTCAGTAGCGGCTTCATACAAGTCCTTGAACGCACTATAAGCACTATTTATAGCTCCTGTATCAGCAAAAGATTCTATGACAAATTGAAATCCTCTAGCCAATTCTTGTATGACAGCATTTACGAATGCAATTACATTGCTAATCCCTTGAAGTAAATCCTTGAATCCATTTCCTTCACTGGTCAATTCACCAAAGAGAGACTGGAATGTCACAACTACATCTCTGAAAGTATCTTTGATAACATCAAATGCACCATCATCCACTCCAACTCCTGCGAACAACGACCTGAATCCTTGTTCAATCTTAGGACCTGCTTCAGCTATCGCTACTTCAATAGCATTAGGGAGTTGACGCATGATATTTCCTACCATTGGCACGAAATTGCCCAAAAGGAAGGTTGATGTAGTAGAAATGAGTGTCTTCAGAGATGGACCGATATCCTCGCCAAGCGAGAGATTGGCCAAAAAATTGGATGCAGAAGCCTTCATTGCAGAAAATGAACCGCTAAAAGTAGTTTCAGCTTCTTTTGCTGCAACTCCCGCAACTCCTAACTCTTGTTGAACCAGGTCAATAGCCTCAACGACATCTGCGAAGTTATTAATATCGAACTTCTTGCCCATCGCTTTCTCGAGCTTGCTGGCATCTTTAAGAAGTCGCTGCATTTCTTGTTGAGTACCACCATACACGGTACATATTCACTACGATTCGCTAAATCGTAGCCGTCTTTTAGACTGCTCTATGTCGCCATAGAGATTAGACTATCTCTTATGCATTAAATACATCCTAGCGCTTCGGCTCGCTTGAGCCTACTCTACTCCATTAAAAAAACACCCTCTCGGATGCTTTTTCTGTTTCGATAGTCGTTACACTTTCAAGATTTTAGAACGTTCACCGTTCTTATAAGAAAATCTATATCCCCTAGTTCTTCCACGTCTTCCAATCGTGCCTTTTTCTAACATTAGAGAAATATTAGAAATAGTACAATCAAAATATTTTGCAGTTTCAGATATGCTTTTGAATTCCATTGTGTCTACAACATCTAACCAAGCTAGATGCCCTCCACCCCTTTTATTTCTTTCCTCTGCATACCTTGTAACAATAATTGCTTCACTTCTGACACCAACTGTTTCAAAGCGCGAATTATTTTCTGAATAAGTTGCCCACCGTAAATTTTCAATAGAATTATTTTGTCTATTTCCATCAATATGATCAACTGTTAGTTTATTCTCTGGATTTTCGATAAACGCTTCAGCAATCAATCTGTGAATTGGGACTTTTTCAGATTTATTGTTTTTGTAAAGGTCAACAACTAAATAGCCATTTCTTTTATTTTTGAATGGTTGTTTAATAAGTCCAGTTTTGTCATTCCTGACATTCCCTTCTTCATTGATTGAATAGTTGTTATTTCTTTCGATTTTCTTCCACATGTTTTTTACCTCGTGTTTGATAATTTTATTTTATCGTACATTTGGTAAAAAGGCAACTAAAATCTTGCTTAGCACGGTATTGCCTAAGCTACTCTTAGGGTTTCACCGTTTTCACTAGGTTTATACTCGGCTATGGTATTTCTACCGAGTTTAAGGTTGTCCAACATTGTATAGTTTCCTTTGGCAAAGCCTTGGTAGGCCATCTGAATTGAACCAATGTCAGTACCCATTTTAGCTGAGTTATCGGCCATAGCCATGATTGCTTTATTGGCTGATTCAGCAGCCTTCACTGCATCACCACCAAGTGCTTTCTTCAGACTAGCACCAAAAGAAACGGCCTGCTCTGCATATGTATTAGCTGAAATCCCTGCGGATGCTGCAGTAGTAGCATATTGCTTCATGGTGTCTTCAGCACCCTTATAGAGCGTATCAATACCACCAAATGATTGCTGGAGCTTAGCTCCTTCGTCCAGAGCGGTAGAGAATACACCTTTCATAGCGCTTCCCAAAGACTGAATCCCAGAAATAAGAGCACCGCTAACAATGTTAGCGCCAAGGACAGACTTGAAGACTGAACCTAATTGCGTTCCGCTTTCGGCCAATCCTCCGACCATTCCCTTTAGACGTGCGACTCCTGATTGAGCCTTGTCGCCATCCATATCAACTTGAATGACAACCTTACCATCTGACATCTTATTACCTCCTTTCTATTCCATATCGTAATCATCATCTTCATCATCATATTCTTCAGAATCAGGCAAGGCATACTCTTTTTTTAGCTTCACCATTTCATCGATGTAAGCTTGAGATTCGCCTTTTCTTGGCTTGTACTTCCTGATTTTAATGACTTCAACGAATTTAGTACCTTCTGGCAGTCCTGATAACAACGCATTGAACTTCTTCCAGTGCAATTTCCCTCTTTCTTCAAGCAAATCAATGCCGTATGCTTGCATGAAACTCGCATAAATGAAATCACCATCTAACGAAATATCATATACAGGCGGCTCATTGCTTTGAGTAGAAGGTTCTTTTTGCATCACATTGCCGGCCAAGTCGTACTCAACCGATACATCTTTCAGTGATTTTAACTGGATGTGTTCCTCAAAAACCTGTTGGAAGATATCCATAGCATCTTCAATCGAGAACGACCCAAATCCCTCTCCTGCAAGCATTTTTAAAGCAAAAAAAGGCTTAACCTGCTCTGGTATCTCTTCATCGCACCACATTTCAAAAAGTCTAATGATGTTATCAAAGGACATATTGAGAGAGTAGACCTTATCACCAATAACCAACTCATCTGTTAATTTTCGTGATAGATCTAGCATGATTAACCCTCTAAATATTTCTTGATTGCTTTTTCAGAATTTCGATTCTCAAATTCGCTAACGATTCCACGGATTGCTTGGATTAGATAATAGATTGTATCCGTTGTTGTTTCTCCTGAGAATTTATAAACTTTCTCAAAAGCTTCTTCATCGAACAACTCTGTCCAACTCTCTTTAGACACTTTGTAAGCTTCTTCAAAAGCTGACTCATCATCCGCTTCTTCCAGTTTTTTAGCACGTTTTTCCATGTTCTGACCGATTGTCTTCATGCGTTTGATGTTCTCATCATTCGCCACATATTCAAGTTGAAACTCCCCAAAATCAACAGGAATGATATTGCTTAGTTTTTTAATTACAACCATTTTTTTCTCCTTTCAAAAAAAAGAAGACAAGGCGAAAATCGCCCTGCCACTATTCAGGTAATACGTTTGATTTTTTAGGTTTGCGAGTCCAAACTACTTTAAATTTGATTTTTTCAAGCTCAGAAGCTTCACCGTCACCGATTTCAATCTCAGAAAGACGAGCTAACCCTTCTTTTTGAGTTTTACCATCAGATGAAATTTCTTTATACCAAACGATGAGATCATCACCAACCTCATCTTCTTTATCTGCTACAAAGTTTTGAGCCTTATCTGAGTAATCGCGGTGCCCTTCAAATGTACGGCCTCGTGTCTTTGAAACAATGATGTTCTCTTTAGTACCATCACCGTCAAAGTATGCTGCATCGTCATCTTCTTCATTATTTTCAGGAGAGGATGATTTAATCCCTTTAGCGATCCACATATACGCTTCTTTTCCTGGTACTGTTTCAGGATTTTCAGCGCTATAAGGGCCGATGTAGTGTTTTCGTAGTGCGTTTTTGTTCTTTGGCATTTATTCTTTCCTTTCGATTTCGAGATTTGCTGTGACATCCAGCAAATAAGTATAAAAGCCTTGTTCGTCCAACTCGTTCAAATACGGTTTCTTGACTTCAAGGCCTAAATAGTTATATGAATTATTCTTGCTCGGTAATTCCAAGCCGATTTTTGATAAGGCAGTGTTAATCTGCCATAGAGTGTTATCAATTAGTTTCTGGTCTTTTGACTTGATTGCAATCTCAAAAGGCAGGTCCACAATCTGCGTTCCTGCCATGTCCTCTTCTACCACATCCCCACCAGGAAGCGGATAAATCACCAATCCCTCATGCTCGTCTAAATAGCCGTGTTTTGAGGGGATTTGGGTTTGAACACTTTTGATATGCTCCAATAAGACCTCTGAA